GGCTTCGCTGCCTCTGGCCAAGTGGTCGGCGCAGTGGCAGCAGCAGCCCACGGCCTCCGGATCAGGCATCATCCGCAAGGACTGGTGGAAGGCGTGGGACAAGGAGGACGTGCCGCGATTGGACTACGTCCTTCAGGCCTACGACACGGCGTTCTCGCGTAAGGAAAGCGCCGACTACTCCGCCATCACCACGTGGGGCATCTTCAAGCCCGAGATTGACGGGCCCGACAACATCATCCTGCTGGACGCGCAGCGGGGGCGCTGGAGCTTCCCGGAACTCCGACAGGTCGCCTTCGACGAGCACGAGTACTGGCAGCCGGACATGGTTATCGTTGAGGCCAAGGCCACCGGGCAACCTCTTATTGACGAATTACGGTTGAAAAACATCCCTGCGCTGGGGTTTTCGCCCGGTGGGCGCGGCGGCGGGAAGGACAAAGTCAGCCGCATGCACATGGTTGCCCCGCTCTTTGAGGCCGGGTTGGTGTGGGCTCCGGAGGGCAAAAGCTTCTCGGAAGATGTGATCGAAGAGGTCACCTCTTTTCCTAACGGCGACCACGACGACTTCTGCCTCGCGGAGGGGACGATGGTGTTCATGGCTGACGGCACGTCTAGGAGGATCGAGGACGTCAGGGCCGGGGATATCCTACACACCCCGATGGGGCCGAAGCCCGTGCTGGACGTTCGTTTCACCGGGGTAAAAGAGGTCTGGGACGTTCATGCGGGCGAGTACTCCTTGCGGGCTACGGCCAACCATCGAGTAGCTACAGCCCGTGGGTGGAAGCGAGTTGACACAGTCTCTGTGTCTGATACAGTTAAGGTATCAAAACGCGCTTGGAGATCGGCATGCCTTGGGAAGAAAACCCCGACGTTGTTTCTGTTGTTGTCCGGTTCAATTCTAGGAACTATCGGAGGTATCCAGAGTCTTCTCACCGGCATCTTCGAGAATACTACACCCGCTCAGGGGGCCGCAGGTTTCTCCACCAAGACATTTGGGAGTTCCACCACGGAGCGATCCCTGAGGGATACCACGTCCACCATAGGGACCACGACAGCCAGAACAACGACCCGGAGAACCTTGCCTGCATTCCCGCTGGGGAGCACTGGGCCGAGCACTTGGAGCAGCGCCGCGAGCACGGGTCCTCGAGTGACAACCTCGAGCATCTGGCACAATGCCGGGACAAAGCTGCCGAATGGCATCGAAGTGATGAGGGCCGAGACTGGCATCGTGCGGTCTCTGCTGGATTTCTTGACGGAGCTCGGGAAAAACTTCGGGAAGCTCGCGAGTGGCGCAGGAACAACCCACAGGATGTCGTCTGCACGGAATGCGGCGAGACGTTTAAGTCTGCCTCTGGTCGGGCTACTATCTGCTCCACGGCGTGTGCCTGTAGGAAGAGCCGCCGCAAGCGGAGAGTTTTGTCCAGTATATGATGTTACGGTCGCAGATGCGCATTGCTTTTATGCTGATGGCATTCTGGTCCATAATTGTGATAGCATGACCTTGGCCTTGATGCGTTTCCGCCAAGGCGGATTCGTGGCCTTGGAAGGCGAAGATGCCGGGGATGACATCATCCCGCGTAAACGGGAGTACTACTGATGGCCATTCCGCCCCGGTTCGCAGGAGCGTCTGTTGACAGCGGTTTCATGCAGGGCGGTCCTGAATCGGACCTTCCGCAGACCGAGTTCTCCGTCCCGACGGCTGCCGATTTCACTGGCGGTGCCATGGTCACCCAGACCCCCGACGGAGGGGCGGTTGTGCAGGCCATGTCCGAGGCCCTCGCGCAGATGGAGGCGGAGGTAGTCATCCCACACGACGCCAACTTGGCCGAGTACCTTGACGACGCTATCCTTGGCGAGATGTCTTCGACGCTTCTGTCCGCCTACGAGGACGACCTGCAGTCCCGCAGCGACTGGGAAGAGACGTACACCAAGGGCCTCGATCTGCTGGGCGTGAAGGTGGTTGAGCGGAGCGAGCCCTTCGAGGGTGCATCTGGCGTGACGCACCCCCTGATCGCAGAGTCCGTGACCCAGTTCCAAGCTCAGGCGTACAAGGAGCTCCTGCCGTCTGGCGGGCCGGTCAAGACCTCGGTCTTGGGCCTTCGGGACGCGGAGCGTGAGGCGCAGGCGGGCCGGGTCAAGGACTTCATGAACTACGAGATCACCGAGGTCATGGAAGAATATGACCCGGACATGGACCAGCTGCTGTTCTATCTCCCGCTGTCAGGTTCCTGCTTCAAGAAAGTCTACTGGGACGTCGGCATGCAGCGCCCGGTGTCCAAGTTCATTCCGGCACAGGACCTTGTGGTTCCCTACGCCGCGACGGATTTGAACACCACGCCGCGCGCTACGCATGTCCTCCGGATGGATGAGAACGACATCCGGAAGATGCAGGTTGCTGGCATCTACCGAGACATCGAGCTCTCTGCCATAGACGAGGCCCCCGACAAGGTTCGGGAGAAGGTTGACGAACTGCAGGGCACGACGAAGTCCTACTTCGACGACAGCTACGCGCTGCTCGAGATGCACGTCAATCTGGACATCGAGGGCTTCGAGGACCTGAGCCCGGACGGAGAGCCTACGGGCATCCAGCTTCCCTACATCGTCACCATCGACAAGGGTTCGTCAAAGATTTTGGCCATCCGCCGGAACTTTGAGGAGAACACCGAACTGGCCAAGAAGCGCCAGTACTTCGTCCACTACAAGTTCATGCCGGGGCTGGGCTTCTACGGCTTCGGTCTGGTCCATATGATCGGGGGCATCGGGCGTGCGACTACGTCTATTCTTCGCCAGCTTATCGATGCTGGCACCTTGGCGAACCTTCCGGCGGGCTTCAAGGCCCGGGGTATTCGGGTCCGCAACAGCGACGAGCCGATCAAGCCGGGCGAGTTCCGGGACATCGACGCGCCCGGCGGGGATATTCGGAACGCCATCGTTCCGCTGCCGTACAAGGAACCCAGCGCTACGCTTGCGCAGCTTCTTGGGACACTGATCGACGGCGGTCGGAGGTTTATCTCTCTGGCCGACGATCAGACCAGCGCCATGAACCAAGAGGCCCCTGTCGGCACGACGGTGGCTTTGCTCGAGCGCGGCATGAAGGTTATGTCCGCGATCCACAAGCGCCTGCACTACGCCCAGAAGACCGAGTTCCGCATCCTCGCCCGCATCTTCTCGGATAACCTGCCACAGGAATATCCATACGACGTTGCTGGAGCGGAGCGCACGGTCTTTGCCACCGACTTCGACGGGCGGATCGACATCCTTCCCGTCAGCGACCCGAACATCTTCTCGATGGCGCAGCGGGTAACTCTTGCCCAGACACAGCTGCAACTGGCCCAGTCGGCACCCCAGCTGCACAACATGCACGCCGCGTACCTGCGGATGTACAGTGCGCTGGAAATCCAGAATGTGGATGAAATCCTCCCGCCTCCGCCGGAACCGCAGCCCATGTCTCCGGTCACGGAGAACGCCCGTATCCTCATGGGCGAGCTCGCGCAGGCGTTCCCGGGGCAGGATCACGACGTCCACATCGTGGTACACTTGTCCTTTATGAAGATGCCTCTGGTCGCCACCTCTCCGGTGGCGATGGGCGTGTTCTACGCGCACCTCATGGAGCACGTTGACTTCAAGGCCCGGGACGACGTGCAGCGCCAGATCAGGGATGCCGTCGAGGCAGCCGAGGCCCGAGTGCAAAGGGGCGACGGAACCCCGGCTCAGCTGATGCAGGCCGTGCGGCAGGTACAGCAGGGCATGCAGGACCCCGACCAGATGGAGCGCCTTGTCGCGCACCGCCAGCGGGAAATTCTGGACGAGCTCCTGCCCAAGCTTCTGCCCCAAGGCCAAGACCCGATGTCTGACCCGCTGGTCATCATCCGCATGCGGGAGTTGGAGCTTAAACAGCAGGCCGAGGGCCGCAAGGCCGACATGGACAAGGCCCAACTCATGCTCGAAGCATCCAACCAGAAACAGCGTGCCGTCACCGACGCTGCCCGTCTGGAGTTGCAGGAACAGGTGGCGGACGAGCGCAACGAAGTGAACAGAGAGCGGATCGACGTACAGCGTCAGGCCGCACGGGCCCGAGGAGGGGCAATCTGATGGCCAAGAAACCGATGAAAGAGATGCCGGAGATGGAAGACGACGAGGATTCGGGCTCCAAGAAGATGGAGCTCGAGCTCACGGTCTACGGCAAAGAGACCAAGAAGGCCAAGGGCGGCATGATCAAGAAGGTCTCGGGCAAAAAGTCCGGCAAGGGCATCGAGAGCGGCATGAAAAATTTCAGCCCTATCGCCCGTCCGCAGCGGTTCTCCGGCCTTTATTGAGGTGACTCCAACCAAAAGACATGCGACAAACAATAAACTTATTCGGGGGTTCTCGTATGGATGTTGTTAGCTTGTCTAAAGCCTTGTATAAGGTCCTGAGACATCGGGAGGAGGACATCGCGTATGCGGTTTCTTCCGGTGTCCCCTCGAACTGGGAGCAATACCAGAGCATGGTCGGCGAGATACGGGGCCTCGCCTTTGCCAAGGAGGAACTGAAAGCCCTGCTGGGGAAGTCGTCTGAAGATGTCGAAGAAACTCTATCTTCCTGACCATGTTGTGGCGAGCATCAACAAGGTCAAAGGCTCTGACCAGCCTGCCGAGGTCTCCGTTTCCGGGGCCTACGTCAAAGCTGACGAGCGGGTCCTAGACCCCAGCCTTCTGGAAAAGTCCACCTTGGATCGCCTGCCCCAGCCCACCGGCTGGCGTATTCTTGTCATGCCCTATCAGGGTCGGGCAAAGACCACCGGCGGCCTGATCGTCCCTGATCAGGTGCGGGAGCGCGAAGCTCTGGCGACTGTCGTGGCCTACGTTCTCCGTCTGGGTCCGCTTGCTTACGGCGATACCTCCAAGTTCGGGGACAATGCAGAACCGTGGTGCCGCCAAGGCCAGTGGATTTGCATCGGGCGCTACGCCGGGTCTCGCTTCAGGATCGACGGGGGCGAAGTCCGCATCATCAACGACGATGAGGTCATCGCCACGATTGCTGAACCCGATGACATTCAACACGTGTGAGGCTTGAAATGAGCGAAGACAAAGACGACGACTCGAGCAACGAGGTTATCGTTGAACTGGAGGCCCCTGAGGGTCAGGAGTCCGGGGCATCCAAGGCTGCGGGTTCTGACGACGAGGACGAGCTTTCCTCCTATAGCCAGAAGGTCCAGACTCGGATCAGCAGGCTTACGGAGAAGTACCGCAAGGAGCAGCGCGACCGGGAAGAGGCTTCCCGCATGGCGCAGAAGCTGTTGGAAGAGAACCAGCAGCTGCGTAGCCGGGTTCAGACTCTCGACCACGGGTATCTGAATGAGTACGGGGCGCGCCTCGAGACGCAGGAAGTTGCGGTCAAGAACGCCTACCGGGCTGCTCATGAGTACGGCGATGCGGAAGCGATGCTCGCGGCACAGGAAGACCTTGCCAAGATCATCATGGAGAAGCAGCGCTACGCGGCAGCCAAGCAGCGCGTGCAGACGGCAACCGATCAGGCGAAAGAAACCCCGGTCCAGCCCGTCCAGCGCGCCGCACCGCCCGCACCTCTCAAGCCTGACCCGAAAGCGCAGGGCTGGGCAGAGAAGAACAAATGGTTCGGAGAGGACCGCATCCTGACGTCTACGGCTCTGGCGATCCACCAGAACCTCGTCGAGGATGAGGGGTTTGACCCGGAGTCGGATGACTACTATACTGAGATTGATCGGCGTATTCGGGCGGAGCATCCGCAAAAATTCGCCGCGAGAAAACCGGGTGGTGGAAGTCAGGTCGCTCCTGCTGGTTCCTCCGCATCCCGCAGCACGGCACAGGAGCGCAGAACAGTGAGGCTTACCCCTTCTCAGGTAGCCATAGCGAAACGGCTGAACGTCCCGTTGGAAGAATACGCCAAGTACGTGAAGGACTGAGACGATGGAAAGAACACCTCGCACCACAGAGACCCGCGAAGCTACTTCGCGCCGCAAGCCTTGGGCTCCGCCCAGCACTCTTGACGCCCCCGCTGCACCCGAAGGGTACAAGCACCGGTGGGTCCGCTCCTCGATTCGAGGTGAGGAAGACAAGGGTAACGTGTTCAACCGTCTGCGTCAGGGCTACGAGCCCGTGCGCGCGGATGAACATCCGGAGTTCCAAGCGCCCACGATTGAGGATGGCAAGCATGCCGGGATCATCGGAAACGGTGGTCTGATTCTCACTCGTGTACCTGTCGAGACAGCCCAAGAGAGAACCGCGTATTACGGGGGCCGGACCCGCGAACAGATGGATGCTGTTGATCAGGACTTGATGAAAGAGCAACATCCTTCGATGCCGATCAACCAACAACGGCAGAGTCGGGTATCCTTTGGCGGTCGTAAGACCGAATAACTGGAGAAAAGATCATGCCGAATATCGGCGGCGCTTTTGGCCTCCGTCCCATCGCAATCATGGGACAGGCTGCAAACACGACCGGGGCGACTGAGTACCGTATCGCATCCACCAACACCAACCCGATCTATCAAGGGTCTCCGGTGATTCCGCTGTCCACAGGCTTCATCGACATCGTCGGTGCCGCAGCCGGTGGCACCGTGGGTCTTCTCGGGGTGTTTGTGGGCTGCGAGTACATCTCGACGACCACGGGCAAAAAAACCTTCTCTCGGTTCTGGCCGGGATCGGGCGCTAACTCGACGTTCCCCGTCAAGGCCTTCGTCTACGACAATCCGATGCAGCTGTTCATCATCTCGTCGGATGCCACGCTGACCAGCGAAGCCACGGCCCGCGGCCATGTCTTCGCCAACGCCAACTTCGCCACCGCAACCACGGGTTCCACGACCACGGGTAACTCGGCGGGCACACTGGCTGTCAGCACCATCCAAACTACCAACACCCTGAACCTCCGGATCATGGGCATCCAAGACGATGTCGAGAACTCGGACTTCACGGCTGCGGGTATCCCCCTGATTGTTCGCCTGAACAACCACTACAATTCGCCCAACGGCGCAATTGCTGGCGGCACTGTTTCGACGACCGGCGTGTAAGGAGACTGATCAATGGCAATTTCGCGCGCACAACTGGCGAAAGAGCTTGAGCCCGGTCTCAACGCTCTCTTCGGAATGGAGTATGCTCGGTATGAAAACCAGCATGCTGAAATCTTCACCACTGAGTCTTCGGATCGTGCATTCGAAGAAGAGGTCATGCTGACGGGCTTCGGCGCGGCACCGACCAAATCGGAAGGTTCGGGCATCACTTACGACGATGCTCAGGAATCGTTCACCGCTCGGTACAACCACGAAACCATCGCGCTGGCGTTCTCGATCACCGAGGAAGCCATCGAGGACAACCTGTACGACCGCCTCGGCAGCCGTTACACGCGCGCCCTCGCTCGCTCGATGGCTCACACCAAGCAGGTGAAAGCCGCTGCCATCCTGAACAACGCCTTCACCGCAGGTGCGTTTGCAGGCGGCGACGGCGTGGCTCTCTGTGCCACCAACCACCCGCTGACCAGCGGCAGCACCTTCGCCAACCGGCCCCTCACCGATGCTGACCTCAACGAGACCTCTCTCGAGAGCGCGTTGATCACCATCGCTGGGTTTGTTGACGAGCGCGGCCTGAAAGTCGCCCTGCGCGGCCTCAAGCTGATGATCCCTCGCGCCACGCAGTTCGTGGCCGAGCGACTGATGGTGTCCAACCTCCGCGTCGGCACTGCCGACAACGACGTGAACGCCATCCGTTCGATGGGCCTGCTTCCGGAGGGTTATGCGGTCAACGACTTCCTGACCGATCCGGACGCTTGGTGGATCAAGACGGACGCTCCCCGTGGTTTCATCCACTTCGAGCGCACCGCCCTGTCCACGGGCATGGAAGCCGATTTTGACACCGGAAATATGCGCTATAAAGCAAGAGAGCGATACAGTTTCGGCTTCTCTGACCCACGTTGCGTGTTCGGAACTACCGGAGCCTAACAGGTCTCCCGCAGCACTGAGAAACAAAGGGCCCGTTTTCGCGGGCCCTTTTTTAGTTGTTTGCATTTTGGTTAGTATATACATTTCCTGCATCGACCCCTAGGCGGGCCCCATGGATTACCCAAGCACCAGAAAAGAGGCCCAGCGCCTTGCCCTACCCCACTATTTCACAGGCCTTCCCTGCTCGCGCGGTCACACGGCCCTTAGAAAAACCAAGGGCTCTTGCGTTGAGTGCCTTAAAGTGGACCGTGTCAGGGACGGCCAGAAAAGAAAACTAAAGCCGAAGTCCGAGGCCGCTAAGGCGGCGGGCCGTCGATACTACGAACTAAACGTGGAGCTAACCAAGGCCCGGTCCCTCAACCAGCCGCTGCAGGATCGCCGGGAATACAGAAAAAAATGGCGGTCGCATAACCGGGAGTTGTCGCAAGCATTTGCAAATGCTTGGAAGCGGCGGGCAAAGAACGCCACCCCAAAGTGGCTGACCAAGGACCATCGGGATCAGATTAGGGAGGTCTACCTCTCCGCTCGAACCGCCACTAACCAGACCGGGATAAAGCACGTTGTTGACCACAT